CTTTGCAGCTTTTTTGAATGATTTAGCTGTGGGTCTGCCTTTAGTGCCAGCTTTACGCATTGTCTCACCTGAGCCAGATTTAATGCGCTTACGTTTAGCGTGAATGTTTGCGTATAAGCCTTTAGGCATTACTTTTTCTTCCTATAAGATACTTTTTTACCAGTTTTCTTGGCTGCTTTCTTAGCTGCTGCCATACCTTTCTTCGTATATGAATACTTTTTTCCAGCTACATTTGGCATATGAGTCTCCTACCACTTAGATTTATTTGCCCAATATGCCGCAGACATCTTACCTTTTGCAATGTTCTTAGCATGGCGAGCTTTGAATGATTTACGTCTTGCTTTCTCTGCTGCTGTCTTTGGGTTCTTACCAGCACCAGAAACACCTTGCTGTCCATAGCGTATAGTCTTTACCTTGCCGCCTGATTTAGCGACAACAACGTGTGATTTAGTAGGATGATTGG